TACCGAGCTTAACTGCTACGACATGGAGCTTACCGAAGAGGACATAGCCAAACTTGAGGTGGCTTGGGAAACAGGCTATGCTCAAAACCACAGCGAGGGTGGCTTTTTCTATGGTCACCAAATGCAAGCCGAGCAAGCACAGGCTTATCTGCCAGACGACCTTGCTTTTATAACGCTCGCTAAAAAGTCCCTCGCTGAAGGGCAGTCCGTCATGTATAGCTGTTGGTGGTAGCCATGGATGCTGACCTACTAACATTGGTTCTCAATCTGGCAATTATATTGCTTCTCCTCTAAACTTAGGGTCATGGTCTACGGATCATGGCTCTCTTTTTACTTTGCTATATAGAGCTGAAATGAAATATTAGGTGTTGTGATCTATCCGATATTACAATATCTGATATCTTAATATCTTCAAAACGTACTTCACGTGTCCGCGCGGTTTTACAGACACACACTTTGTAATGAGTGGATTTTTGTTGTAGACTCTATTATAGGAAAGTAGACTTAGTTATGCCCAAAGCCAAAGTGACTCATAAAAACCAACTTGACGTTGTTGCCAACCCTCGGGTAGAAACGGGCTTGACCCCCAAGCAAGAAAAGTTTGCGACAGTGTACGCAACTGAGGATGTAACCCAGACTGAAGCCGCCCTTCGTGCTGGCTATGCTGAAAGCAACGCCCATGCGATAGCAAGCCGTATGTTGAATGGACGTGACTACCCACAAGTTTTGGAAAGAATCCGTGAAATCAAAACTGAGCTACAGCAAAAGTTTGAGGTTACATTTGACGGCCATGTGCGGAAGCTAGCTGAGATACGTGACCAAGCTATGCAGAATGGCAACTATTCGGCGGCGGTTACTGCTGAAAAGAACAGAGGCCAAGCCGCAGGATTATACATTGATCGCAAAGAAATCCTTACTGGCAAGATTGATCAGATGTCACGAGACGAAGTGCTGTTGGAAATTAAGCGGATACAAGAAGAGTTTCCACAGTTACGAGAAGCACTGAACCCAGCGATAGAAGGCCATGTCACAGAATCCGGAGACTAAGCTGTGGTCTGCCCTACGGGATGGAACTATGGCGATGGACGTACATTGGACACGAGTAGAGGCGTGGAGTCTTCCTGGAGTGCCTGATGTAAATGGATGTTTGGATGGGATTGACTTCTGGGTTGAACTCAAGGTTCTTACGACAAAGTCTGACAAGAAGTTTCCAAAGTGGCGACCTCACCAGATTGCTTGGCAGACCTCAAGATCCTCTGTTGGTGGATGCGTTTGGAACTTGGTTCATCATCTTTCTTCTAACCGACTCTATTTTTTGAGTGGAGCGAACCTTGCAAAGAGATTGATGGATGGTGATGAAGGGAACTACGATGGATGGATTGATATGCCGACGGATTATGACGGATGGCGAAAGGTGCTTGGACAATTGACATCACGGGAAGTCCGTCTCGACTTTCAGCCAAGGTGAAGTCATAAGACTTCGGGATCACGCCGAGCAATCCGTTCCTCTTTCTTGTTCATTATGACAACTTAAGTGTTTACATTGACTGGCTACCTGTGCTATTCTAATAGTGTAGCCAATGGTGGTTACATCAATCTTCGTAGAAAGGAAGATACAATGCCTAAATTATCAAAAGCTGTTAAAGCAAAATCCGCCCCTGTTTCAACTGAAGTTGTTTTTCGGGGCATCAATGCAATCCCTGAGGACCGTAAGTCCCTCGGCGTTACTGCCGCTGACATCGCCAAGTTTGTTCAGGAAAAAGCTGGCGGCAATCCAAACAATGTCGGCGTTCGCCCAGTCCCAACGGTTGACCCAATGGCAGAACAACCGTTTCCGTTTGAAAGCAAGCGGACACTGTATAACCCTGACGGGTCCAAGAAAGATACACTGCGCGGCCTAGTTGTCTGGCAGTTAATTAATGCGGACTCGCATGGTGGGGCTCACATCACACTTACTGATGTGGACAATGCCCACAAGAAAATCAAGGCTAAGAAATACCATGCCCTGATAGATGCCTTAAATGGTGGGCAGTCACCATCAGCCAAGGCGACTTGGGGCAATAACTTTGTAGAGCTCTACGTAATCCCAGCCTAACATCAACGGACGGGCGGCCGATGGTCGCCCGTTCTTTTTTGGATGGATGGATGGATTGATGATGAACAAAGATGATTCATGTGTATATGTACAATCATATACACTCATACAAGGACTTTGTTTTCTAATGAAATCATAAGACTTCTTGCCTGTGTACAATTAAATGTAAACTGCTATTATATAGTATAACCAACAATTTGCATGGAGGTAACAATGCAAAATCTTAACAGTAAAACTACCGAAACATGGTATGGCTACCCTGAAGGCGCACAGGTATTTAGTGCTGATTGCCCTACCATTTTGCCTGAAGCATTAGCTAATGGCGAGGCTAATTGGCAAACTGTCGGCGGCAGTAATTACTTGCCTGAAGTAACAATTTACGAGGCAAAGGTTGCTAACTATCTGTATACTATCCACGCTTACAACAGCATAGCTGGTCCAACATATACAGTTTACCGTGAAAACTTAAACCAGTTCTCCGGGTAATAAACAGGGCGGCTTCGGTCGCCCTGATTTTTAGCGGCGTCTTCAGGTTAATTCATAAGACTTCTTGCGGGTATACAATTAGCCCTCACATGGTACTATTAACTATAACCGTTTACATGGAGGGTAACGTGAAAGAGTTTAAACAGCATACTAATAAAGACGGTAAGTGGCACTTTTATAATGAGGGCAAAACTAAAGCCCTCTGCGGGTTGCCGTTGGTAGGCCAAAACCACACTCAGTTTATACCTAGCAAGTATTATGAGGCTTGCCCCAAATGTTATCAAAAAGCGTTTGCGGGTTTAATACGGGTTGCGGCTGGTTTGGAAAATATTGAGTAAGGAGGGTAAAATGGGTTATACAAACAAATGGCAACAGAATGTTGCTTTTACTGACGAGCAGTGGGCAGAGCTCTCAGACTATGTACGAAAGTTGCGTAAGCCAAAAGGTGTGCGTTGGGAAATTGATGATGACTGCCCCTCGCCACACATTTATGTGCAAGGTGCAAAGTATGAAGACCACGAAGGTTTTTACTTATATAAAACACCTGATGAGCGTTACTATTTTTGCAAAACAAACCGTAAACCTTATGACAAGACTGTTTGGGCAATACTGCAAAAGGCAAGCTCCATTGGCTCCAACTTTTGGATAGCTCACGATTGATGGATGGATGGGCGATTGATGGATTGACAACCCATTGATTGCCTATGACGAAGTACAGGTCGCCTGTGCTCGCTCAGGTGCGTGACAACTTTTTACAACAAAACGGCACTCCAAACGCAAAAAACACTTACAGTGCAAAATGTAACTAACAACAAAAGGTGCAAAAATGGTTTTACTGGCAATATTAGGTGCAATAATAGCTTTAATTTTTTTGCTATTATTTAGCATTTAGGGGTTTACATTACTTTTAAACCCGTGTTATAAAATAGGGGTAGCGCAATAATGCGTTATTTTAACACCTAGTAATAAGGTAAAAATACAATGGTAAATACAGTAAAAAACACAACAAATAATGCGGCAACAATTTTTGCAGGTGCAAACGGTGCTAAAAACCCCGTAGCGGCTGCGGCTATGGTTGCGTTTATAAATGCAAATGGTGGTATTGCAAACTTAGCTTTGCAGTTAAACCCCACAGCCTTAAACAACGGTGTGTTGTTTGGTGGGGGTGCTCTGTGGCGTACAATGCAACCAAACGCCAAAACTGGCAAAATTAGTGCTAGGGGTTTAATACTTTGGGCTTGCGTTAATGGTGTGCCGCAAGGTGCTGGCAAAGGTAACTTTGCACAAAAGGTAGTTACCAAAGTACCAGCCAAGCTTGGCACTGTGCCGCTACAGCAAATACAGCTGGCACATAATTTTTATGGTGCTGGCATTACGCATAATACCAGCGTACCGGCTGGCGGCACTGCTAACCAAAACGCCTTGCTTGCAATACTTAATGGCGGTTTTGGCCTTAGCAACCAAACACTTGCCACATATGGCAACGCATACGGCCAGCTAGTACCGCTAGCTTAAAACATAGGCTAGCCAAGTGCAAAGGTACTTGGCTAGCCTTTAAAACGCCAGTAACGGCTAAAAAATTAGGCAACCCCCCCTAAATGCGGTGAAGAGGTACAAGCATCGCGCAGTACACGGTTTCGCAGAGATCGCCACCACTCAGAAAGTTTTACGACTTACCCCACCCCCCTTTTTTTATATTTTTGTCATAGGTTCATTGCCCTTTGAAAATTTTTATCCTATTCTGAATACATGAGTGATGAACCAGAATATATTGGCGTAGCCACCAATGAGGATGGTGATGTGGCTTTGTGCCTGTATTATAAAGATGGTTTGAGCCACCAGATCTACTTACAGGATGATGATGTTATAGGGTTGATTGCCGCTTTGATATCGGCAAAGAACAATGAGTTGATGAGCGAATGTCAAACGTACCACTGAACATTCCAGAAGATGTACTCAAGCAATATGCTATGTTGCTTGAAAAGCAGAAAAAAATTATCTCAAGTGATCGCGCGAGAGCGGACTTTATGTCCTATGCCAAATCTGTATGGCCTGAGTTTATACAGGGCAACCACCATAAGGTGATGGGCGAAAAGTTCAATGGCCTTGCTACAGGTAAGATAAAACGCTTGATAGTGAATATGCCGCCACGACATACAAAGTCAGAGTTTGCCAGTTACTTACTGCCGAGCTGGTTAATGGGATTGAACCCCAAGCTAAAGATTATTCAAGCGACGCATACAGGTGAGTTGGCTGTGCGGTTTGGACGTAAGGTGCGTAACCTAATGAACTCGGCCGATTACTCTCAGGTCTTTCCAGAAGTGCAGTTGCGGCAAGATAGTAGTGCGGCGGGACGTTGGGAGACTCATGCTGGCGGCGAATATTTTGCGGCTGGTGTAGGGGGAGCGATTACAGGCCGTGGTGCTGACCTTATGATTATTGACGACCCGCACTCGGAACAAGATGCGTTATC